GGTATCGTGGTAAACAGTTCCACGGGGCATGGTTCGACGAGCTCTGCGCATTCGAGTACCTTGACGAAGCCTACGACGGCGTGCAGTTCACCTTGCGTCTTAAAGACCCCAGGATTGCCCGCGTCCAACAAATCATCACCACAACCCCTAAGCCAAAAGAATTAATTGTAGACCTTAACGAAGGTAAAGTTGGCGGTGATGTGTATGTGGTTAACGCCTCATCATACGATAACAAAGACAATCTATCTGCCACGTTCTTCAAACAGTTAGAAACGTACGATGGCACCGACATTGGCAGACAAGAGATATATGGCGAGATCCTTGACCCAGAAGCCGCCGGTATTATCAAACGTAAACAATTTCGCATGTGGCCCGCAGATAAACCAACGCCAACTTTGGAATACGTTATTGCCTCATACGATCCGGCCACATCAGAGAAAACTATGAACGACCCAACGGCTTGCACGGTATGGGGAGTATTTGAACAACAAGACGCCGGCACTGCAGTAATTTTGCTTGACGCATGGGACGAGCACCTGTCATACCCAGAGCTGCGCCGTAAAGTCATCGACGACTTTAAAGAAGTGGTTTACGGCGCGGACAATGACTTTGGTAAAGGCAAGAAGGCAGACTTGATCTTGATGGAAGACAAGTCTGCTGGTATTTCCCTGATCCAAGAGCTGCAAGGTGCTGGCGTGCCGGTACGCGGCTACAACCCTGGCCGCGCAGATAAAGTGCAGCGTTTAAACATCGTGGCACCAATGGTAGCTAAAGGCAAAGTGTTTATCCCAGAAGAACCAACCCAACGTGGTGACTTTGCTCAGTGGGCTAAACGGTTCCTACGCCAAGTCTGTTCGTTTCCAGAAGCAGGTGGGCATGATGACTACGTGGACTCACTATCCCAGGCCCTGCGAGTTTTGCGTGATTCTGGATGGATCCAGCTTGATTACTTACCTGCCAGGGACTATAGCTACGCAGATGATAACCGTAAACGGTTTGAGAACCCCTACACTTTATAGGGCGCTTTTGCCCCTAATTGTGCATTAGTGTAATTAGGAACATAAATCCAAAACAAAGACAATGGCACAACAACCCCAAATCCCAATCCAATCCGGCGGAAACCTTCCAGCCCTAGATGATCGCCAAGACGATCTAGGTTTGGCAGAAGACCAAGATGCTGAGATGGAGCAATATGAAGACGTGCTTGGCTTGGATCCTGATGAGGTAGAACAAGAAGTTATTGAACTGGACGATGGTTCAGTTGTTGTTAACTACCATGAGAAATCTAGCCCTCTCAAAAACCCAGAGTTCTATGAGAACTTGGCTGAAGTGTTTGATGAAGGCACACTGCAACATTTATCAATTGAATATCTTGATTACATTGATATCGATAAAGAGTCACGCAAACAACGTGACAAACAATACGAAGATGGTTTACGCCGTACCGGTTTAGGTAAGGACGCGCCTGGAGGAGCCACGTTCGACGGAGCTTCCAAAGTCGTCCACCCAGTTATGGCAGAGTCATGCGTTGACTTTGCTGCTGCGTCTGCACGCGAACTATTGCCACCTGAAGGAATTGTTAAGTCTAACATCAAAGGTGAAGCAGACCGATACAAAGAAGAAACAGCTGACCGTAAGACCAACTTTCTTAACTGGCAGCTTACAGAACAAATTCCTGAGTACCGTGATGAGATGGAGCAACTGCTCACTCAGTTACCGCTCGGTGGTTCACAGTTCCTTAAATGGCGTTTTGATGTAGAACAAAAACGACCAATGTGCGAATGGGTGCCGATTGATAATATCTTCCTGCCATTCTCATCTACCAACTTTTACACCGCTCAGCGTGTAACAGAACAACAAGATATTACTGAAGATATTTTCCTCAAACGTATTGAGGATGGATTATACCGCGACATTGATAACATTTATCAATCCACGTCCGATGCTCCATTAAATGATCAGACCCAAGCTGAAAAAGCAAATAACAAGATTGAAGGCAAAGATATCCCATCGGTCAACATCGATGGTTTACGCCGTATCTATGAAATCACTTGCTTTATTCGTTTAGATGAAGATCCATTAACTGACGGACGCCGTGCCCCATACATTTTAACAATCGATGAGACAAGCGGCAAAGTATTGTCTTTGTATCGTAACTGGGATGCTAACGATGAGAAACTCGAAAAGCTGGATTGGTATGTTGAGTTCAAATTCATTCCCTGGCGCGGTGCTTATGCTATTGGTCTCCCCCATCTTATTGGTGGTTTGTCTGCTGCTCTTACTGGCACTCTACGTGCTCTTATGGACGCTGCTCATATCAACAACAGTCAGACAATGCTTAAGCTCAAAGGTGGACGCATTGGTGGACAGTCTGACAGAATTGAACCCACTCAAGTAATTGAAATTGAAGGTGCACCAGGTGTTGATGACGTTCGCAAGATTGCGATGCCAATGCCGTTCAACCCACCATCATCTACATTGATGACGTTGCTGGGTTGGTTAACTGATGCAGCAAAAGGTGTAGTTACCACAGCAGAAGAAAAGATTGCAGACGCCAATGCTAATACACCAGTCGGTACAACACAAGCTCTGATCGAACAAGGCGCTAAGGTATTCTCAGCTATTCATGGACGCCTACATCGTAGCCAAGCTAAATCTTTAAAAATTATTTCACGTATCAATCATTGGTACTTGGAAGAAATGGACAATCAGTCCGGAGAAGAAATTAAAGTTCGTGATTTTGCATACAACGACGATGTACGTCCAGTATCCGATCCAAACATTTTCTCTGAGACCCAGCGTTTAGCACAGACACAAGCTCTGTTGCAAATGGGTACATCAGCGCCCCCTGGAATGTTTGACATGCGTGCTATTTACCGCCGTATGTTAGAACAACTTAAAGTTCCAATGATTGAAGAAATTCTGCCAAACCCACAAGGTGCGAACGAATCTAACCCAGCGCTTGAAAACGTATCCATGACTATGGGCCGTCCAGCTGCTGCATACCCCGACCAAGATCATATTGCACACATTAAAATACATTTAGAATATGCGAACAATCCTGCCTATGGTGGCAATCCCGTTATTGGGCCTGTTTTTGCTCCTCATGCTCTTGAGCATATCAAACAACATTTAACATTGCACTATTTGCAATCGATGCGCGCTTACGTGGCACAAGCTGCTGGCGGCAAAGACATGCTTGATTTACATCAAGAAAAACCATTAGATCTTGAAGCACAGCAAGCGCTTGCTTTAGCATCTAACATGGTAGACCAAGATGCAAAAATGAATCTGCAACAATATGTACAACAAATAAGTATGTTGGCACAAAAAGTTGCGCAAGCTCAACAAGCTCAACAAGAAAACGCAGCTATTGCTGATCCAACTGCACAAGTATTGCTCAAGACACAAATGGCTGAGACTCAGCGCAAAATGCAAGAAGCTCAAATGCAGTTGCAGTTTGATAACCAGAAACAAGCGCAAGAATACCAGCTTAAGATTGCTCAGTTGCAACAAAAAGTCCAAGAGTTACAAGCTAAATACCAGACGCAAACTAATATTGATAACCAGCGGAATGCCACCGATATTGCTATGGCAAATATCAACAACGCTGCAAAAGAGCGTGTTGCTATGATTTCTGCAAAAGCTGGTATGGATCAAACTCAAAAACAACTTGAAGCTGATCAAAACATGTCTGCTATAGAAGCAATCAACGCATCCAACCAAGATATTAGACAACATGGTTTAGCAATTCAACAACAAGCGTTTGAACAACAAGCGCAGCAAGTTCAAAATCAAATTGAGTTACAAAATGCTCAGCAGCAACATGCTCAGCAAATGGCACAAACAAATCAGCAGCACCAACAGGCTTTGCAACAAGCCCAGCAGCAACATGAGCAACAAATGGCCCAAGCACAACAGCAACAAGCCATGCAACAACCACAACAACCACCCACTGAGGAACAGCAATAATGGCAAAAGATGAATTAGGTTTTCGTCAAACCTACAAGCAAATGGGCGTACAAAGCTCTGGCGGCGGCCCTGGCGAAAAGACAATCGATAGCGGCGCTTCTGGCTCCCATCGTGATAACAACTGGAAGATTGGCGCTAGCCAAGCTAAGTTGACCAAAGGTCAAAAAGTTGGACCAGATAAGAACCTTAACGAAATTGGCGGCGGTAATTTCTATTAATTTAGGGCGGATTCCTTCATAGCCTTGCATTAGTAAGATTATGAAGGACATTTTATCTGAAATCATACAACGCGTACGCGTTGAGCAAACAAAATTAGCGGATACCCTCACCGCTGGTGTGAATGTCAACACATTTGACGACTATCAACGATTAGTCGGCCGATATGAAGGGTTCAAAGACACTTTAGACATCATCAATGAAATTCTGAGGGAAGACGACGAAGAAGATCTGTAGAGATCGCAGGAGGCAGCCGAATGGCAGCATTTGATGTTAACCAACAAGACGAACCAGATACACGGTCAGAAATAGAATGTTTCCCGATTATTGATCCGGGAGTCGAAGTAGCAGGTGATCGAGTACTTGTGCAGTTACGCAGGGAAAAGACCACAAGTAAAGGCGGAATCATCCTTGTGGACGAAACCAAACAAACGTTACGTTTTAACGAAACAGTAGCTAAAGTGGTGCAGGTTGGACCACTGGCATACCGTAATTTAGACGAAAACTTGACTTATTGGGTCGAAGGCCCATGGTGTAAAGAAGGCGATCTAGTACGTACCATCAAATATGGTGGTG